CAAGATCGAGGGGAGCAGCCCAAAACATCAGCGCATCAATGAGATCAAGGAGGCTGGGTTACTGCCCAGCGCCATTGTCTTATCAAGCCACACCGATGAAGGCGAGGCCCTGAAGGCAGAGCAGGCAGCGATAGCCAATGTGGGCATCGATAGCCTGACCAATCAGAACGGGGGTGGCGGTGGCCACCGTGTCACCAAGCAGAAGACAAATCAGTACCATACCATAACGCCTAAGCAGGAGGCGTATGCCCAGGCCCTGGCCGGTGGCATGACGCAGATCAAAGCGTATGAGACCGCAGGCTACGCGGTCTCGAATAAAACCAGGAAATCAATAGACGAATGCGCCAGCGTCCTGGCGGCTAATCCCAAGGTAATCTCAAGAGTATCAGAGCTACGGCGACCGGCTGTCGAGCGGGCTGAGGTCACGGTCGATTATCTGATCAGCCGCCTCAAGGACGCCGTGGCTATCGGTGAGGACGTTGGCTCAAGTGGAGGCATGGTGGCGGGCCTGCGAGAGATGGGCAAACTGTCAGATCTTTACCCAGCCGAGAAGCAGGACATCAACGTCAGCAACGATGCAATCACCGAGGCGCTGACCCGTGGCCGCGCCAGGATCAGGGAGATACAGAATGGTTGATCACCGAGCAGGCTATCAACACAACCCTCACAACTGGACGCCGCCACCGCCGGGGACAGGATCGACCAAGGTGTGCAGCCAATGCGGTGAGCGTGACCTGACCACCGTGACCGAGGAATGTGTGGGGCCGCGCCTCGCCTCGGTCGATCCCACCAAGCATGACTATGAGCCGATCCTTTGAGTATCGCCCAAGCGACTGACGGTGACGTGGAACTGGCCGAGATGATGGCCGACTGCTACGCCGATCCATACCGCCATGTCCGCATCAACTACCCATGGGGTGAGGGGCAGCTTGAAGGGCGCACAGGCCCTGATGATTGGCAAAAGGGTTTTCTCGTTGAACTGGGCGAAGAGATCAGGAGCCGTAAATTTAATGGGGTGGATGCAGTCAGTCCAATAGCCTTCTCAACGTCCTCGGGTCATGGCATCGGGAAAAGCTGTATGACTGGGTGGCTCATCCAGTTCATTGCCTCAACCAGACCATTCAGCAAGGGAATTATAACAGCCAACACTGCGGAGCAATTACGCACTAAGACCTGGGCCGAGGCCGCGAAGTGGTACAACCTCAGCCTCACCAAGCATTGGTTCACCTTGAACGCGGGTGGCGGTGGTTCCATGAATATGTACCACAAGGTCCACAAGGAACACTGGCGAGTGGATTGTCAGACGGCCCGCGAAGAGAACAGCGAGAGCTTTGCTGGTCTACATGCAGCCAACTCCACGCCCTACATGATCTTCGATGAGGCCGGTGGTATCCCTTCAAAACTGTTTGAGGTCCGCGAGGGATCTCAGACGGATGGTGAGCCGATGTCATTCGATTGGGGCAACCCAACCCGTGGCACTGGCCGGTTCTTCGAGAACATGAAGGGCAGGTTCAGGCATCGATACATCAAGCGGTTCATCGACAGCCGCACCGTATCGATCACCAACAAGGAGCTATTCGACCAGTGGATCTCTGACTACGGCATCGACAGTGACTTCGTTAAGGTGCGTATCCTCGGACAATTTCCCTCTATAGGTGCATTGCAATTCATACCCACCGATGAGGTGAACCATTGCATGGGCCTCGAAGTCCACGTCGCACCGCAAGATCCCCTGGTCATGGGCGTGGACGTGGCTCGGTTCGGTGGCGATGAAAGCGTGGTCTATCTGCGCCAGGGCAGGGACGCCGAGAGCCAAGGCGTCCATCGATACCAGGGCATCAGTACAATGGAACTAGCCGGGGAGGTGGCGAGACATGCGAAGGAGAAGACGCCAGACACGATCTTCATCGATGGCGGTGGTGTGGGCGGCGGCGTGGTTGATCGCTGCCGTGACCTGGGCCTCAACATCATCGAGATCAATTTCGGCAGCAAGGCAACCCAACGAGGGTACGCCAACATGCGGGCACAAATGTGGGGCAACCTCAAAGCTGCCATCCATGACGGCATCAGGCTACCCGATGATGATGACCTGCGCTCAGACCTCACCGGCCTTGAGTATGGCTACAATGTCCGCAATGACATCCAACTCGAACGCAAAGAGGACGCCAAGAAGCGAGGCATTGCGTCACCGGATCTGGCCGATGCGTTGGCCCTCACCTATGCGCTGCCGGTGGCACCCAACCGCGCTGGCTACACCGGCAGCCAGTATGCAGCCACCCAACATGAGTATGAGCCGCTATGACCGAGGCCCTGGTCATATTCGGAAAAGAGAACGAACACCCGCTGGCCTGGGTGTTGAACCGGAAGTGTAGGCACGTCTGGGTCAGCATACTCGACCTTGACCGTGGGACCTGGACAGGCTACGACTGGCACCAGGGCAACCCCATTCTCCGGTTCGATGCCGTGGCTGACTACGATCTGGAGACATACTGGCGCAGCCAGGGCCATGTGGTCCTGCGCGTCGAGACAGGCAGCGTACTGCCGGTGGGACCTTGGATGCTTAACAACTGTGTCGGCCATACCAAACTGATCTTAGGGATACGCTGCGGCGCTGTGACGCCGCACGGCCTGTACCAGTACCTGCTTGGCCAGACCATGTGGCAGCGCCTGGGCCGATGGCTCAAGCATATGTCAGTGGTCCCAGGTGGCGGGGGCAGCGCACCAGCCGCACCGCCTCGCGTCGCACCGACCGGCTATCGGTACGTCGATAAGAAATCCGACACCCACCTTACGCTGACCAAAGCGGGTAAGGCATTCAACAAGACCCAGACAGGCGACGGCGGCGAAGGCTCAGAGGGTAGTCCGATACGAGAGCGCATTGCTAAAAACGCGTTAGCCGGTCTTCAGCAATCATTCTATGGGCCGCGTGGCGAGTTTGATGAGATCCCCGGCTACACCGGACCTGATCAGATGGTGTACGGGCAGTTTGACCATGAGGGTATGGGGACTGGCCCGCTGGTGAAGGCATCGACGCTGAACCCATACCAGGACGCCCACTATGAGGCCGAGACCACCCAGGTTCTCGAACTCATCCCCGGCTACACTCAGGCGGGGCCAGACACTGCGGTAGGCTATGCCAATGGCCCGCCCGGTCCTGCCACGGTGGTAGACAAAGCAGCCGACCGCCGAGCCGTGGTCGCAGCCGAGCAAGCCGCCAAATTAAAGAAGGCACCGGCCAAGCCGACATCCAGCCAAGCCCGAGCAGGCAGCGGTGGCGGTGGCACATCGACCGGCAGCGGTGACCTGAGTGACGACAAGACCACCAACAGGAGCCTGTTAGGATGATCGATACAATTCTCAAGCTGACCGTGGCCCCTGGTTTTGGTGGTGGCAGCAGTGCGCCGCCTCCCGCGCCGTTGCCACCGGCACCGTTGCCACCGGCACCGCCGACCGCGCCACCTGATCCACCCAAGCCGGTGAAGCAGGCTGATGTTGTCGCCAAGCGTAGCGCCAAGAAGCAAGCCACCCAGCGCACGGGTCACACGTCCACCATCAAGACCAGCCCAAGCGGCCTGCTCGATGAGGACGCTGATACCACCAAGAAGACCCTGATTGGAGGGTAGCCCATGCCTATGATCTCACCAGAGACCATCCAGAACAGTCACCCGCCTAGCAGTAAGCGGGGGCAGTTGCTGCGCCGGTACGTCAAGCTGGAGAACGACCGCACAACGTGGCGGTCGCATTGGATGGAGCTATCCGATTATCTCCTGCCGCGCCGTGGCCGATATCTCTATGAGACACAGAACACCAGGGGCAAGAAGCGCAACAACAAGATCATCGATAGCACCGGCACCCAGGCGCTGAGGACGCTGGGCGCTGGGCTGATGACCGGCATGACCAGCCCATCACGGCCCTGGTTCCGGTTCTCCCCTGATGATCCAGACCTGGGCAAGAACCATGATGTCAAGCTCTGGCTGTCAGAGGTAGAGCAGATCTGCCGCAGCATCCTACACAAGTCCAATTTCTATAACACCGCGTACACCGTCTACACCGAGCTTGGCGGCTTTGGTACCGCGCCGCTGTATCGGCAGCGGGCATTCGATACGGTGATCCGGTTCAGGCCGCTGACCGCTGGCGAGTATGTCATTGCCGAGAACGATGAAGGTAAGGTGGACACGCTGGGCCGCAACTTCACCATGACCGTGGCCCAGGTGGTGCGCCGGTTCGTGATGCAGCCCAACACCAGCCAGATGGACTGGCGAGGTGTGAGCGCCGCGACCAAGCGCATGTGGAACAACAAGCAGTTTGATGATCTGGTGCCGGTGATCCATATGATCATGCCGCGCAACATGGTAGACCGCGACGGCAAAGGCGGCGCACAGGATATGCCGTTCAAGTCCTGTTACTTCGAGGAAGGCGCGGACAACGACGAACTGCTTAACGAGAGCGGCTATACCTCGTTCCCCGCTTATGTCCCTCGGTGGGATGTCCTCAATGGTGACATCTATGGCCGAGGCCCTGGTATGGATACGCTGGGCGACATCAAACAGCTACAGCATCAGCAAAAGCGGAAGGCCCAGGCCATCGATAAGATGGTGGACCCGCCAATGGTTGCGCCCAACTCGATGCGCGGCAAGCCATCGTCTGTCCTGCCGGGGCATACGACATATGTCGATCCCACCCAAGGCGGCGCTGGCTTCGCACCGGCCTATCAGGTGCAGCCACGCATCGGTGAGATGATGCAGGACATATCCGAGGTCCAAGAGCGTATTCAGCGCGGCTTCTATGCCGATCTGTTTGCTATGATGATCAACAGTGATCGCCGTGAGATGACCGCGACCGAGGTTGCGGAGCGCCACGAGGAGAAGCTGGTGTTGCTGGGTCCAGTGTTGCAGCGGCTCAACATCGAGCTACTCGATCCAATGCTGGATGATGTCTTCAACTTCGCGCTAGAGGCGGGTCTCCTCCCCGAGCCTCCGGCTGCGCTCGAAGAGACTGACCTGAAGATCGAGTACATCTCGTTGCTGGCTCAGGCCCAGCAAGCCGTTGGTGCCTCCGCGCTGGAGCGGACCATGGGCTTTGCTGGTAATATGGTTGGGGTGTTCCCAGAGATCACCGATGTTCTGGACGCCGATCACGCCATCCGACAATACGCTGAGATCCTGGGCAATGACCCAGATCTGATGAAGGATGAGAATGACGTGGCCGAGATCCGTCAACAGCGGCAGGCGGCACAACAGGCGCAGCAACAGGCAGAGATGGGCGCACAGGCCGCGCAGTCTGCCAAGGTACTGTCCGAGGCCGACACTCAGAACCCCAACGCTCTGACTGATCTGATGGGAGCGGGGCAGAGCGTATGACCGATCTATATGACGCATCAGATGAAGAGCAGGTCGCCCAGGCCCAGAAGGAGCAGGACGATACCGACAAGGATATTGACTTCATACTGGGAAAACCAAGAGGCCGAC